GCATGGCCGGCCTGGTGTCCACGCCGACCCCGCGCGAGCTGGCCGTCTCCTCGGCTGCCTCGGCGGCTACGGCCGCCGCGGGCGGAGCGCGCCGGGTGGTGAATAACACCACGAACACCACCTACAACCTGACGCACCGGCAGATGACGATCCGCGACCTGGAGACGCTGCAGCGCCGCCAGGACGC